CGACAAGGTCTGTTTCTGTTATAAACAGACAGACTCTAACCTTTCGGACGGCACGCGCATTCTCAGCTATGATACCGAGCAAGACATGTTGTTGGCGTGGACGGAGTACGTCCGGACGAGTTCCGTGGACGTGCTCACTGGTTGGAACATTTTTGGTTTTGACTTGGAGTACTTATACCGACGCGCGCAGTACAGAAGATGTTTATGGGACGCCATGCAGCTCGGGCGCTTCAAAAACCATCAGTGCCTGATGACTGAGAAGAAACTGAGTTCGTCTGCGCTTGGGGACAACACGCTGAAACTCATCCCTATGCCTGGGCGCTTTGTGTTTGATCTTTTCGGGGAGGTCAAGAAAGGGTACAAACTCGATTCATACAAACTGGATAACGTGTCCAAACTCTACCTCGGGGACCAGAAGATTGACATGCCGCCGAAAGAGATGTTCAAACGGTTTCAGGAAGGGGACCCGGTCAAACTAAGGGAAGTTGCTGAATACTGCGTGAAGGATACCCTTCTTCCACATCGTCTACTTAAGAAGCTGTGTACGCTCCTGAACCTTCTTGAGATGGCAAAAGCTACCTGGGTACCCCTTTGTTTCCTCGTAGAACGTGGACAGCAAATCAAAGTCTTCTCGCAGCTCACAAAGAAGGCCATGGAATCCGGTTTCAGGGTACCTGCACTCGAGTACGGAAGTCAACCGGAGCAGGGCTACGAGGGTGCTACGGTGCTCGAGGCACAGAAGGGTGCGTATTACACGCCGATAACCGCTCTTGATTTCGCGTCTTTGTACCCGAGCATCATGATGGCGCATAATTTGTGCTACAGTACTCTCGTCATGGACCCAAAATATGCCAACATTCCGGGCGTGGAGTACGAGCAGTTCGGTGAACACCGATTCGCACAGAACGTTCCCAGCGTTCTCCCCGAGATTCTCAATGACCTGAAATCTTTCAGGAAACAGGCTAAAAAAGACATGGCGAACGCGACGTCTGCGTCCATGAAGGAGGTATATAACGGTAAACAGTTAGCTTACAAAATCTCCATGAACAGCATGTATGGTTTCACCGGTGCATCGAAAGGTATACTCCCACTTATGGAAATCGCATCGACGACGACGCGAAAGGGTCGTTCCATGATTGAAGAGACGAAAAATTACGTCGAGGCAAATTTTCCCGGTGCAAAGGTTCGCTACGGAGGTGAGTTTTCACGTTTGAACATCGGCGCGGCTTGAACTAACTAGCTTATTACAGATACCGATAGCGTCATGGTGGAATTCGACGTACAGGGTCGCACCGGACAGGAGGCGATCGATTACAGCTGGGAACTCGGTGAGCGCGCGGCGGCTGAGTGCACGGCTCTTTTCAAGAAACCGAACGATTTGGAGCTCGAAAAGGTGTACATGCCGTATTTCCTGTATTCGAAGAAGCGATATGCTGCGAAGCTCTGGGAGATGGGTAAATCCGGAAAGGTTGAATTCAAGTACATCGACGTGAAGGGACTCTCTCTCGTGCGTCGAGACAATACCAAACACGTCCGAGGGGTCCTAAAAGAACTGCTCGACGTCATTCTCGAGTCCAAAGACACGGATACCCCGATCAAGCTCGCGCGACAACGCGCCATCGAGTTGTTGACCGGTGACGTGCCGAACGAAGACTTGATTCTGAGCGCGCAGCTCGGTGACAGTTATAAGAACCCAAATCTCGCCCACGTGAAATGCCGCGACAGAATGCGTGAGCGCAAGCCTGGATCGGAGCCACAGTCTGGCGATCGCGTGCCTTACATTCTCATCAACACCGGTGATCCGAGGGCGAAGGCGTATGAAAAATCCGAGGACCCCGTGTACGTGAAAGAAAACGGCATAAGCGTCGATTACCACTACTACTTCCTGAACAAGTTTCTTCGACCCGTGTGTGATCTACTCGAGCCCCTCGTGGATTCTCCTAAACAGGAGATATTCGGTGAGATCATCGAGGCTCATAAACCACCGAAAAAAACAAAGAAAAAGTCAAGCGATCCCCCGAAAGGTCAACAAAGGATCGATGACGTATTTAGAGCTTTCGCCAATATGAATAAAAATGCCGAGCAGTGAATCTCTAAAAGCGAGCATATCAGAAATCGTAGAAGAATATGCAAAAGTTAGATTGCAGGAGTGCCTCACGCAAATACTAAACGCGTTGCCAAAAATGGGATACCACCACTCGTCCGAACTGGGAGAGTTCATAAGGGACATGGCGAAAGGTGAGTGCGTCGAGTTGACCCCGATGTGCATTGGGAAGAATAAAAAAGGCAAGCGGTGCTGCAATCTAGCGCACAAAGATACAGGGTTTTGTCGACTACACATATCGCAACATCCACGGTTTGATGCACTCACCAGCCCCCAGTCGACCACGGTGGACGTCCCCGTGTACGACGAAGACGAGGACGAGCTTAGAGAATTGAACGTTTGTAACACTAGATAAATGAAATGAGTAGAAACGATTTACTTCGAAAATCAATCGATGAATTTTATTCCACGAGAGAGCACGGAGACGTCTTGATTGATATACTAGAGAAGCGCGGTGACTCTGGTATATCACTCAGAAACATCGAGTGGTTCATCACGAATTACAGCAAGAAGAACCACACATCGTACATGAGCAAAGATGGTAAAATATTTACGGTGCACACATCGTACAAGTCCTCGCTCGACGGTTACAGCAAACGCTTGTTTGACCCGTTCTGTCGCGCGTCGAAGATAACTTACGACGTGCCGAATTCGGGTCACAGCGTGAAGACGACGCTCGCACAGCTCAACTTTTTGAAGTGGTGCATCGCGAAAGGCATTATCGATTTCATGCGCGAGAACAAACATTTATTCAAGCGAGTCAACTGACGCATCCCTGATTTTACCGTCTTCTATCACAAAAGTTTGGTAGCCAGTGTAATACATGTGCATCGTGTAAGAATTCTGAGCCGCGTCTGATAGTGTGACCTCAATGTTCGTCCGGTCACTCTTGAGCATCGTAAAATCGAGTGCCCCGGATGGGTTCACGGATTTCGGGGCGATCGCAAACGCGTACGTGTAAATGTTTCGTATCGGCCTAGACAGGCGCCGCTGGTAAGGGATGAGGTACTTGTAAAATGAATGAGACGCACTTGTGATGTTTGGTATGGGATTCCCGTTGATGTGAAAACGCGCCGAGCTTAAGACGGGTGAGAAAAACGTGTTTAGTTCATCAAAGTCGGTATCCCTGCTGAAATTGAAACGATTGTGTACGTACAGCTCGCCATCTTCAGTCTCACCGGGTTCGCCAATGATTGAATCGTTCTCGAATCGCTTGTCCCTGAAAAACCAGTGAAAGCATTTCACGGGGATGTTTGGGACCAAATCCAGTTTCAGCGTTCGCTCAGAGTTTGCCTCGATGTCTAGCTCGGGGTGTTTTTTCGCGACGTCGGTGACGAGCAACTGTTTCTTTCGAAGGAGATAAAGTCTCTCTTCGGGTCGAACTGTGATTTCTTCCGTGACGACGTCGAAAGATGAGAGTGCCAGTTGCGTGGACGTGTTCGCGAAGAACTCCTGTCTGTGTACCTCAAACTCCACGATGAGTTTCTGCTTGTACATGGCGCATGTCGGTAGGTACGGTCGTTTAACTTCGTTTGTGTCGTACTCGTCCGATACGTACTTTCGACTAAAGAAGAAATGCAGCGGGATCATGAGATCCGCCTTGTAATTCGCGTCAGAAGGGTTTGTTTCCGATGCATCGAATGCGAGTGTGCGGTTGACCAAAAATCGGTTCGCTACTTTCTCGGAGGTCTCCAGGTACAGCTCATCCCAGATAACTCCCCAATCGTCGTAAAACGTCTCGAGCTCGGTCTCGTCTGCCGAGATCCTGACGCTTTTAAAGATGTGTCGACCAACCTGATCGGCATAGTTCGCCCCATCTTCAAGCGCGGGTAACTGCATGTGGACCCACATGTTGCTGAGTAGGTCTCCCATGTTTCGCGTGTCGAACGTGACCTTGATGGATCTCTGACCGAAAGGCCATCCTGGCGTCTGGTCTCGGGGCTTGACGTTCGTGACCCTGTGAAACTTTCTAAACTCGCTGTGCTGCGGCGCGACCCTCGGGAAAAAATCAGATTGTGTCGGGTACTTCGAAAGTAGTCCGGGCTCTTGTGCACCGATGGCACTGAGTGAAATTCGAGCAGCTTCACCGCTCATCTACCATGGTACCTGATATTTTTTGACGCGTATACGCACGGGTCTTTCTGTACGGATGAACGCGAGCGCCGCTCCTAGCACGCGTCGGACGATGCGCGAGTTGACGTAA